CGAGCCGCCTCGATGACCGAAGAGCCGTAGGGCAAGAACATGTCATTTCCAAGCAGACGGAAGTGAGTGACTTCCCAATTCTCTAGAGTCCTGTTGCCTAATGTAACCCAACGATAGCGAACGGCAAAGGGATCGTTGGGATCATAATTCTCTTCTCTTTCTATTTCATTGACAGGAATAGGAAAAGCGTTGATGACTCCATACTCGGGTGAAACATCGTTGTAGAGGAAAAAATCACCGTACTTGACAAGGTTACGAGCCCATGATCGGAGGTTAAATTCTACATTTAGAGTATTATAAAAAAGGTCTTCGAGAATCTCTTTGACCTTTTCATTGTCAGAATAGATGTGTAATACTCTACCTTTTTCGTCCTGCGCACAGGTTTCATCGGCATATATGTCAAGAGCCGCGGCTAGCTCCGGTGTGTTGTGAGATATTACCGAATCGGTCGCAAAATTCTTATATCCATCGACGGTTAAGTCGTAGAGCGGAATAACTCCCATGTATTCTATGGATTCCACTTTACAATTTTGATAAGCCGAAGCAAATTCGCTGTACCTCTTGTGACCTTGTTGCGCCAATCGAGAAATGATGGTGTTCTTGTTAACACCTAAAGAAGAAGCCAATCGGGGGAGAGTTTGGCCTGGTAGATAGGCGTCACATATTTGCTGAAATGTTATTTCGTGATTATTCTTTTCCTTAGGCCTTCCACCGTGGCGGAGCAAGTTTGGAAAGCCATCGCTTCCTTGATCGTTGTATCCCAAAGAAGACCTCAGCTGCTTCCAGGTCATTCTTTCTCTTTTTGCTAAAAATTTATCCAGCACATTGGTGGTACAACCTAATTTAATGGCCAAAGATCGCTTTGTGTCCTCGGGAAGAACTACAGAACGTATCATATCTAACGTCAAGTCTCTTGTCAACAATCCAGGACGACCATCGATCAGAGAATCTTTTTGTCCATCGCGATAAGCTTCGACAAATTGCTCAAAATTGGCAAATCCATGTGCTGTCAGCCGAGAATATATCAAATTCCAGGTCACATCTAAGGTCGACGCAATCGCAGGCATGCTAAAACCGACGCGCTCGGCCACTTCCAGTATCCTAGAAAATGTAACGTCGGTGCGGGCGGTTGGGGCATTGTCACGCATCCATGCGGAATGACGTTTTTTAAAGTCTTCTATCCATTCCCCATTTTCAGGCGACCATTTTACATTATTATTTAAGGCTGTGTGATAAGAATCGTGATCCGACTTCGACATAATTTTTAGATTTTCTGGTCGATTGTCGGTCTTCACAAAATTAATGTGATGAACCACTTCATCTTCTGCCAAATTTCTACCCACAATCCACTCGGCAACCATCTGGTGCTCTTTGGTCCATCCACGGAACCTATCGTCCATCGTATAAATCCAAGAATATCCCCCGGTGCCTTCCTTGGCGCCTTCAAAAAGATCCTTGCGATAGAAGGGCATCATGGAATCCCCAGGCTGCAAATCCTCAACCTTCCTGTAGGTGCCATCTCGCAACATCAAACGATGCTCTGGGCTGGCAATTATTTCCTTGCCGTTATCAAATTTGACTTTCCACGCATGGTCAACGCAAGTCTGACGAGCTTGCTTGCCCAATGCTGGCACTATTTTTTTCTGTACATGGTCGTAAGAATAAACGACGAAGGTCTTATTCGGATCTTTTTCGCACTCTTCCGTCAACTCGCCGATAGTTTTGAATCCATCAGGCGTAGCAATTTTTGTAGAAATTGCCAGTGAATATTCCATTTCTTGAAAATCTTGGTACCTCATCAGGCGCTCTGAGAGGTTATAAGCGTTGGCCGTAATGGTCGCGTAAGTTGGAGCCAAAGACTTTTGAAATAGTAACGCTCCAGACGACTTGGACTTGTCGGCCATCGCTATCGTCGTGTCAAGGGTCCTTATCTTACGCTTGACGACAGGACCGCTCTTGAACAGTTTGGACAGTCTCTGAAATAAAGAGCTTGGTTTTTGATCTTTGCTTGCCATATAATCTTGCCCGTCCAATCGTGGACGTGGCTCTCACTCAGGATTATAGTAATCCTTGTTTTATCTTCGTATAATCACATTACCTTGCCGGTGGGCTTGAGGGACACCTTTTTGGCCACACGTTTGGGGACATCGACGTAGTTCATTGGAGAGTTAATAACGTTCTTGAGGACATTCTCTAGAGCGTCAAGATGCGAGGAAGTTTCTGCCTTGGCCTTGCCCGTGGCTGATTCCTTAAAAGACTCTATGGCAGCGATCAATTTGACGGCAGACGCCATGACCTTTGATGCTGTATCGTGGTCGGCACCTTCCTTGAGGGTGGCTATCTCTTCTGAAATAATCTTTCTTAGTGTCGTGATATTGATCTTGTTGGACATGTGAATCCTCTATCTAGCTCTTATACATATTATCGACTATTCAACGATACAACCAAGAAAAGTCAGAAACATCGGCATGGCGTACCGAAGCGGGGTCTTTAGGTTTAAATACGTCTCTTGGACTTGGCACCTGCCCAGAGATGGCTGGGTTTACCAACGGCTTGGCTGAGTTGACATCACCTGGCATGTTTGTGTTACGTTCTAGTTTGGTCGCCTTGAGCATGGCATAGGACATGGCCATTGCCTGTCCGTTTACGCTTGATTCTCCGGCAACAAGCCATGTCGTTATAGCTAAACTCATGATGAGGTCGTCGTGGGCGTCCTTGGAGGCTTGAGCTCTATTACCGTTCCAGATGAACGCCTGAAGCTGATCGTACAGACGTTGTGAATATACTTTGACGACTGAATTTCGAATGAGTTCTTCGACCTTGGCAAGTATTTGAGCTCTAGTTTTTGTCTGCGTCGAGAAACCAGGAATGGCGTCCGGATTTGTCGATTTATATTCAAAGGGATCTCCCGAAGAACCTTGATAGTACAATCGAGGGTACCCTTCATCACGAAGTTTAACACATGTAAAATATCCAAAAGTATTTTGTTCAGGGCATATCAACGCTTCGTTATACATCTTCCCGTATTCAAACAACACTTCGGCAAATTTATCGGGTGGAATCTTTCCCATGTATTCTGCAACAATTTCGCAGGTCTCGTTGTCTATAATATGAAATGTGGAAAAGTCTCCTGCATCGCCGCGGGCCACGTCGGCTCCAATAACGTATTTCTTTCCCGATACAGGACGACTCCAGATCCAGACAGCACTCTGAGGACCTTTTTTTTCCAATGGCGGTCGAATCATCTCACGAAGATATTCTAACTCTGTAGGCTGAAGGAACGTATCGCCTGATGATATAAAGTCGCACAAAAATTCTTGAGCAACTTTTCGCTTTGGTAGGTTTTTTGTTTCTTTGTCAAACCATTCTTGGTCGTGTTCGGGGTGGACCCACCAAGGTAACTTGATGGTATTAAATTCATTCTGTTTGGTCTCACCGTCCATCCAGAGACGATAGTACTGTCCTCCGATACCGTTAGGAGTCGAAATAATGATGGCATTACCACCGGTGGACAACGTCGGGTAGAGACCGGTCCAGATATCCTCAAAATCTCTAATGAAAGCAGCTTCGTCTACGATGAGCAAAGACAAGGCTTCGGAACGACCGGCATCGGGGCTCGTCGGTATGGCTGTTATCGTGGATCCATTGGCAAAGGCTATCGATTGTTTCGTTGGTTCGTACTTTGTCAACAATAACCAGGGCGGCAAACCGTCAAGCATGATCTTCACTTTTTTAATGAAGTTCATGGCAGTCGATAGCTTTGTGGCTATGACCAGGATGTTCTTATCCTTTTTAAAAATAGCGAACCATGTGGCGTAAGCCGCCGTAACCGTGGAAAGACCCAGCTGCCTAGATTTAAGGACTATGTTGAAACGACTCTCTTCAAATGATTTAACACAATCATCCTGAAAATCATAAGTCTCAAAAGGAACAAGACCCCGCAACATGTGCTGGATCTTTACGTAGTTCCGCATGAAGTAGACGGGTTCTTTGCCGCAGCGGATTATTTCCTTTATTTGTTCGCTTCTTGTCAGCGGCTTTATCATGCAAGCTCGAAAGTTGTCTTTCTTCGGAAGTAAGCTGTCCGCTTTGGATTGTGAACGTTGAAACCAATGACTTCGATAGAATCGGTCGTAGAATGTTCCTTGATGGATAACGTCTTACCGGTCAAATCTTTATAGACGGACTTGACGTTCTTTAGAACGGCGTCAATAACCTTCACCGATTCTTCGGAGTAGCCTCGCTTCATCGTTATCATCTCTTTTTCGGTAGCAAAGTTAACTATGGCCTGGTAAGAAGCCAGTAGCATGTCGCCAACAAAGCTAAATTTAACGGAATACGAAGCCGTCTTTGGCGTAGACGAACGACCCCATGTGGTGTCTATCGCCTGTCCCAACGCTGCAAGATCTATCGTGCTCATAAAATATCTCTACCTAAATATAACGAACTCTACTCAAAGCGTATATCAGTGTTGACAAAAAGTCTTTTTTGATTATTGACGTCAACTTGCTCAACCGATGGCCGCCATCCCTTTTCCCACTCTGTCCTGTGAGAATAGGCCCACGTATCAGCGCAGGTCGTACAGCATTGGAATTCTTTGAAAGAAATTTCATCTTCCTTATGGGAAAAAGAAAAATTGCACACCCCACAAAATAAAGGCATGTCCTTTCGCTTGCTCTCATCATAAGACGAAGGCACAATAACGATGTAGCTCCCCTCGTATTTCATCTTCCTGTCTCGTGGATAAGGCAGCCAATCTTCGGTCATGATTCTTCTCCATAGGATATTCTAGCATCTTTTTCGTTCTTTGTTATTTCCAATACGTGGTCGACAACATCTTTGATGCCATCGACATGGGTAATTACTATGATCACTCTAAAATA